CGCTTGGGATCATTACCCGTACATCTTGCTGAATCTGGTTCTGTCCACCTTGGCGGGGCTTCAGGGAGCAATTATCCTGATCGCCGCCAAGAGGGCAGACCAGATATCAAGCGAAATAGCTAAGCATGACCATGATATGACGTTACAGATTCACCAATGGGTGAATGAACTACACGTCCATATTGACCCAGAAGAGTTGACCACCATTAGCCCTATTGAGGAAAACGCTTAGAAATCCAGGGAATGGCTAACAGCTAGATAATTTAAACATCGTTTAAAGTATGCGATACTATTAGACATACCTATCAAGGAGATTTGAAGTGGCAGCACGTGGTATGAACGGAAATTACGGCATCGACATGGGTGGAGACCCCTCTCGACGCACTTTTAAAGGAAAGGGTGCGGCCTCTTCCGTTTATCCTCAAATGTCAGAGGATGATGCTAATACCATGAACAATCTTCAAAATATCGGAATTGATTCTCAGACATTGAATAATGTCCCTAACATGATTCCTACCGTTGATTCGGGAAACAGAGCAGGTTCTTTAAACCAGAAAGATATTGGTTAATATGTTTAATCGGATCCAACCATTCCTTGAGGGTGCCGGAGACAAGTCCTTTATGTGTAGCCATCGTGAGGCGTCTACATTCGTGGAGAGCCTACCCATGGAAGACCAGTACGGAGCGGTCCATGTGGCTAAGAACCTATCTGAGGGCGATTACGAAGGCCAGTGGCATCATGAGGAGAACGAATCTCCTTATGAGGAGCGCAAAGAAGACAAGTAATGCCTATTTATCCTTATATTCCACGCATTAAGACACCAACGTACAGCCGATCAACCGCAACTCGTATGCCGGTGGATCGTGACTCGTTGGTGGCGCGCGTGTACGAAATCAAGGATAAAGCTAAACGTATCGAAAAGCAGAAGGCCGCCGAACAGGCTGCCCGAGATAACGGCCAAGAGCCACTGCTTTAATTATTACCAAATAGTTCTGAGCGGACTTCCTGATATTCAATCAGGGCGTCCGTTGCTACGCGCCTGTCGAGCCCATCAGTACAATCACATGGGTGGCGACTTTGTACTGTTTTAAGAGCTTCAGCCATACGACCCGCAGCTCTATCTAAACGCTTGGTGTAAGCAGCGAAACCAGCGATAGGGTTTGTCATTTTCGATCCTTATGTTAAGGTACTGGTCGGTGTACTGTACGTCGTACTGTACACTGTAAGTTTTAGTGTATTATTACACAACTGTAGAACGAACAGTCAAGGAGATGAAAGTGTCTGATCAATTGCTCGACGCTCTGAATACAGGGCAAGTTAGCACAGGACGTTGTTCCGTAGGACAGTTCCTTCGGTCTCTTCCTCCAGAAGAACGGGATGCAATCCTAGTCGCAATGCGGCGTTGTTCATCGGATGCCCCTGATACCAAGAACTTCAACTTCTCTTGGTTATCAAAAACCCTAGAAGAGAACGGGAAGCCCCTAGTTAAGGGTGTTGCTTTTCGTCGCCACGTGAGAGGTGAGTGTACCTGTGACGGATCTCTTCGATAATCTCGCAAGTGGTGCTCCTAGGTCCGAGAAGCAGAAGATCGGACGACTTGCTGAACTACTAGAGCGTAGTGGCATTGATCCTGACGATATTGGTCGTGTAGAGAAGATCAAGGTCTGGCAAGGCTTCCATAAGAACCAAGACGGCGAGGCAGAGGTTGTAGACCTCTCAGGCGTCGTTCTAAGCCCAGCATGGGAAACTGGCCCAGAGTGGCCCGTAGCGCAGCAGGGGCCCTCTGTGCGGCTCCCTAAGGCCTCTGTGAAGCCTTGGAAGGACGGGAACTGGCGTAAGGCAGTAATCCTTCCAGATATCCAAGCCGGGTACTACAGGAATACTGACGATACTTTGGAGCCGACTCATGAGGAGGGGGCTCTTGATCTCGCCAGTGAATTCGTTAGGCAAGTAAAGCCAGAGCAAGTAATCCTTGTTGGCGACAACCTTGATCTACCTGAGTTCGGTAAGTATCTCACTACCCCATCCTTCATGCGTACTACGCAGGCCACTATTGACTGGGCTACTAAGTTTTGTGCCCGACTGCGTGCTGCCGCTCCTGATGCTGAGATCGTTTGGCTAGCGGGAAACCATGAGGAACGACTCCCTAAGTGGCTCGCTTCTAATGCTTCCGCTGCTTATGGGCTCCGTAGGGGTCGAGTTGAGAAGGATCTGCCTTTAGGTTGGCCGGTTCTCTCAGTACCGTTCCTTTGCCGCATGGATGAGTTTGGGGTCGAATACCGTCCCGGATATCCCGCAGCAAACCATTGGATTACTCCTCGCTTGAAGATTATCCACGGTGACAAAGTTAAGTCACGGGGTAGCACGGCTCATATGTACTTGACCCAAGAAAAGGTCAGCGTTATCTATGGGCACATCCACCGCCGTGAATGGGCTGAGATCACTCGGGAAGACCATGATGGGCCTCGCACCATTATGGCCGCTTCACCGGGCTGTCTGGCCCGTATAGACGGTGCGGTGCCTTCCTACGGTCAGGGACTCGATCTGGACGGTAGACCACTGCCTCGCCACGAGAACTGGCAGCAGGGAGTGGCAGTCATCGATTACAACACTGATACTGGGAACTTCTATTACCAACAGGTTCCCATCTTCAATGAAGAGGGCACTCCGTGGATGCGGTTCGAGAACAAGGAATATCGGGCACTCCCGTCCTCTTGAGTTGGGACGATGGTGATGCCATCATCTCCCGACTTGGCTGGCTCCAAGAGTCAGATCAAAAGACCGGAGAACTGAGACTTATGACACAGCATTCAGACCCTGACTACCATGTTGTGGTGGTCAGGGTCTTAGTTGACGCTGTAGTCAATATAGTAGCCCTTTAGCAGTTCCAATAATTATCGATACGACCGGTGTAGGTGACTAGTCCTTCTAGTTCAAGGGCTATGTCGAACGGTCTAGCAGAACCGTTACATCGGTGCTTCGGGAATGGGCAAGAAGAATCGTGCGAAATAACAAGCACGATTGGGCAACGGCTACAAGCTAACTCGTAACCAGTAACGCTTACGGCCTTTAGGAAGGCCACCGCCTTCAATTCCATCTGCCAATAGTACTACAGGGTCTAATAAGTCATCTGAATGAAAAGTTGTGGTTTCCATTACAGCCATGTATGTTGGACCCATGACCAACTGGACCAAGAACTTATTCAACCCAATCGTTGTTGAACGTGAACCATCTACTACTAAGCAGATTCCTCCGCTAGCGGTTGTAGCGGGAACTGCATTGTTTGCTGAAGTGTTTGGTGGAGATTCTTCTGCGCTAGATAAGGCAGCATTCATCGCTTACCCGTTTGCTATAAAAGAAGCGGCTAAGCATGGCGCCTACATTGGGAACGGCGCATCCAAGAACTGACTTTCAAGAGCAATAATTTCTTTACGCTCTTCCACTGTCTTGTCTATAAGTTCAGTGTAGAAAGAAGAAACTGTAGCCGCTGCCTGAATCAAATAAGCCCCTATTTGATAGGCTTCTTCTGGCGTAAGAGTTACAGGAACAATACCCTCAACTTGAAACGGCACGTCTGTGTCGACTGGGATGCCCACAAGGATTTGAGGAAGCCATGTTTCTGTATCTGCCGTTACGGCAATAACCATGATGTCGTCGATTTCTTCTTCTGATTCATCATCCTCTAGATAATAATCGTCATCAAATTCGAAATTGTCATCGTTGGTCATATATCTACTCTACACCAAATACCAACTATTGCGATTAACAAACGAAAGCCTTTTAGGTTGCCTTTTCGTGAACATAGGTCTAAAGTGGTGGAACCGCTTTGTCTGCGGAAACCAATACGAAGATCACTCGGGTCTGTGTCAACACGGGCACGGACCAATCGGGCCTTCGGGAAAGGAACACATGACAAACGGAAAGAAACTACTAGGAGCCGGTATTATTACGTTCCTAGTAGCAAGCGTGGGAACGGTGTCTGTAGCCACCGGGTCCGAGGAACACGAAGCATTTACTGCTGTTGCTGAAGAAGCGCCAGTAGCGGAGCAACCTCCACTACCCTCCGACCAATACGTCATTGACGTTGCGGTCGCTGAACTGGATAACTTCTTGGCAGAAGCAGCACGACAGGCTGAGATCGCTAAGACTCAGCAGTCACAAAAAGCACAACAGGTAGCTACTACCCCTGCTGCTGCGCCGAACCATGACCCGGGAGACGGAAGTCGATGGGATCAGTTGGCTCAGTGTGAAAGTGGGGGTAACTGGAGTTATGGGTTAGTAAGCGGTACATTTTCCGGTGGTATTATGTTTGCCACGTCAACTTGGCTTGCCCAAGGTGGTGGAGAATTCGCTCCGTACCCATACATGGCTACCCGAGAACAGCAGATTGTAATTGCTGAGCGGACACTAGCCAGCGGCGGATGGGGCCAATGGCCCGGTTGTAGCCGTAAATTTGGCTGGTATTAGTATCCAATAATTAATGTAATATATGGGAGGAGGGAGTGTAATGCCTAGGAACGACGACATCGAGATTAACCCCCAAGCGATTGAGTGTAACCAATGGCGTTACACTCCTGAATCCACACGCCTAAGCAGATTTCGTTTTGATTACGGAAACCGAGTACTTCAGGTTCAGTGGCGTAATGGTCACCCTGACCCTCGCCGAGTGAAGTGGCCCCGCTATGAGGATCTTCCCGGTGTACCCATCAGGACTGCTAGGGCAAAAGCTCGTAAAGGATATATTTACGCTTACGAGGATGGTGATGATGCTTACGAAGTGTATCGTGGGCTGATTAACTCGGCTTCCCGAGGTCACTACATCAACATCATCGATAAACGACTGGATTACCGCCCTATGTACGACCAAGAGTGGAGAGACAATAAGTCCACTCGTGGAGGCGTGGGTCCTAAATCTCGTTATTATGAGGACGAGGCAGACTAATGGCAATAATCAACATCAAGGGCGCAGGTAACTTTTACTGGGCCAAAGAGCGTGAGGCAGACGGTAAGCCTCTCGATACGGCATGGATGCGCGAGACGTCTCCCCCATACCGTGTTGGAAAAGCACTCCGCATTAAGGTAGGTTCTAAGGCCGTACATCTAGGCGTTTGTAAGAAGAGCAAAAAAGAGTTTGCTAGAGACATCGAGAAAACGCCAGAGGAGATTGGTCAATGGGTTTACTAAAACGAAAGAGGAAAGAGATTCCAGAGCCTCCCTCTCCCACAAAGTTTCAACGTATGCCAGCAGAAGATGTATATCTTTTGATTGAGACAAGTCTTATGACCGCACAGCAACAGTTGAGCGAGTACAGGTCGACCCCGTTGGATATGAGAGCATCCTTACTAAGTTGGATGACTACTAACGTCGCAACAGCAGAACTTGGTTGCCAAGAGTTACTAGTGAGAAATATCACTCCGTAAACTTGACATATTGAAACGTACTTCGGTACTCTGAAAAACGTACCATTCGTGGAAAGAGACGACTATGGGTGACAAGAATGTCACGATTGAACAAAGAATCGCTGCGCTGGAACAGCGCGTAGCCTTCCTTGAGAAGGAACGCCCCGGTCGCAAGATGCGCCCAAACCTGAGTTCTCAAGTGGGTGTCTGCGGGATTGATCCCGAGCAAGATTCCAAAAAGTGCCCTAACGCAAGTATTTACCGGTACCAGCAAGGCTGTCAGGGTGACGCCTGTGTAAAAATTAACCGGGAGTACTACACTGCCTACCGGGCAAAGAAGAAAGACAATTAAGGCTCCTCTCGTCCGAGTAACTACGGTGAAAAGCGGCTTGGAGTTAGAAAGCAAGCTTTAATAAATTACTTACCATTGATCTAATAGGACCAAACCAAAATGACTAAGAAAAAGGAATCTTCAAAGTACTGGAAATGCGATAAGTGTGGGGAGTTGTACAAGTCCCCTATCCGTATTAGTGCTGTACTGTGTCAGACCTGCACTAAAAAGACTCGGGGTCAAGAAAAGTGGATGACCCCTTTGGACAACTCGTAAAATAGATGTAGAGTGATCACAACTCTGGGTGCTTGGATTGGTCCCCTTCCCCGAGTTGGTCAGATGGAGCGGCCCCACTTCGGTGGGGTCGTTTCGTATATGGACGTAAATGCTTTATAGTGAGAGCGTGCCACTTTATGAGGATCTCGGCCCCGCCGAAGACGAAGAACAATTTGTAGTCGATGAAGACCAAGAAGAGGTCGAGGACGAAGAACCGGATGATTACGGTCTAGACCCCGAGATGGCTGACTTCATTGATCAGCTAATCAAACGAATCATGGTCTTTTGCGAAGAGTTCGCTGGTATTGAACTACGCCCTTATCAACAATCTCTTGCTTACCGCATCATTGAATCGCTAGTGATGGTGGACGGCGAAGAGGTGACAGCGCTGTGGGCACGACAGAGTGGAAAGTCTGAAACGCTATCGGTCATCGTGTCCGGTTGTATGGTAATTCTTCCCAAGTTGGCTATGTCGTTCGAAATGCTTGAGCGATTCAAGCGAGGTATGTGGGTAGGTGTGTTCGCACCCGTGGACAGCCAGTCAGACTTCCTTCATGGCCGAATTGTGGATAAGTTGACATCTGACCATGCTCAAGAGTTCCTAAATGATCCCGAACTAGATGAGCGTGTAGAGGGTAAGTCAAAGGTGATCCGGCTTAGTTCCGGTTCTCTATGTCGTCGATCAACCGCTAACCCTCGTGCCAAGATCGAAGGTGCGTCGTACCATCTAGTAGTTATTGATGAGGCTCAAGAGGCCGACGATACGATGGTCCGTAAGTCCATCCACCCCATGCTTGCTGCTTACGCTGGCACGATGGTCAAGATCGGGACTCCCTCGTTCCACAAGGGCGACTTCTACAAAGCTATCCAGTTAAACAAGAGGCGGGCAACTAAGAGGCGTAATAGAACGAACCACTTTGAGTATGACTATCGAACCGTAGGTAAATACAACCCTTACTACGCCAAGTTCATTACTCAGGAGAAGATCCGACTAGGTGAGGACTCTGATGAGTTTCAGATGTCGTACAACCTAAAGTGGATGCTTGATCGAGGTATGTTGGTCGCCGAGGATGAACTGGATTTCTTGGCTGATCCTTCTATGCCTCTTATTAAGTCATGGTACCGAACCCCTGTAGTGGTAGGTATCGACCCTGCGAGAGTGAAGGACTCAACCGTCGTAACTGTCTGCTGGGTCGACTGGGATTACCCAGACCCTGCGGGGTTCCGAGAGCACCGCATCCTCAACTGGCTTGAAATCCATAACACGGAATGGGAAGAGCAGTACTTCCAGATCGTCGACTTCCTTGAGAACTACAACATCGCATATGTCGGTGTAGATGCTCAGGGTATGGGTTCTGCTGTAGCTGAACGACTTAAGCGACTACTAGAACACCGCTGTGAGGTCATCCCGGTATCGTCTGATATTAAAACTCAGTCAGAACGATGGAAACAGTTGATTGCACTGCTTCAGCGACGCATGATTGTCTACCCCGGCCACTCCAAGGCAAAGCGAACCCGTGTATGGCGTAGGTTCCGCCAGCAGATGGAAGATGCCGAAAAGATCATCAAGGGT